TCCTTTGGCTGACGAACCAAGATCAATATCGTTATCAGTCTCTGGTTCAATCTTGCCATCAGCAATATGTGCTTGTGCAACAGATACGCCACTTACATCAGAGAAAAAACTAACTCTATCATTAGTTCCATCAATCTGAACCTTGTTGATAGCTGTTCCACCACTGTCACCAATCATGTCAATGACTGGACCTTCAGCAGTAGTGCCATCGTGCTTATGACCTGTAGTCTCGCTAAATGCGTCGCGCACCTGATTTAATTCATTGTTAATAGGCGCAGCGCGAACGGTACTACCGCTAGTTATATCTGCGCTATTCTGTCTAGTATAACCTGCCATTATCGTTTATCTCCTAGTCCAAAGCTAACTACAAAACCTTGGATTGCGTGTGATGCAGTCTGACCTGTAGTCACAAATCTAAATGCAACTGACCTGCCCGAACCGGACAAGTACTTTCTAATTACGGGTGTACCTGTGCCATCATACTGTGCAGTCCCATCATATAGAGATTGCCCAAACGTAGCGGATGTTCCTGGATCTACGATTGTGAAGTTAGCGGGGTTGAAAGACTGAATGTCTTCGTAATCGTAAATTATAGATAGAAAGATTTCTGCAGCTTCTTTTGTGTCAAGAAAAACAGATATGTTGTGCATACTCTTTCTTACTTCTGTGTCGCCCATATCAAGGAAGGGCGTCTGAAAAACAGATACAATGTCATTACCGTTAAAGGTTTTGCCTGTATCATGATTGTAGACTTTTCCTGCAGTATCTCCGTGAACTACTGTCTCTGTTTTTCCTATGTAGCCGCTGTCTGCTGAGCTTACGGTAATACCGAACAGAGTAGAAAACTCTAGACCCATACCGCCGCCAGATGCGTTTTCTCTTAAGCCGCCTAAAATTCCTGATTCATCTGAGCTGTCAAAGAAGTACCTAAACTGACTTCGTCCTCTTATGACTAAAGAAGTGAACGTATCTAACGTGAAGTCATTGATGTGGCCTTTAATAAGATTTTGTATTCTCTTAGATACAGTCTCTAGTTGAACGTCACCAATTCTATCTGTACCGCTGACAGGTCTAATTCCATCAGGGGCTAAAAACATTAGGTCGCCGCCAATCTCTACAACACTATCACCAGCAATACACCCAAGGTCATCTGTAACAGGCGACACTACAAAGTTAGCGGTAGTTGTACCTGATACTTTTTTAATATTGCTTTGACCAAATACATAGAGAGAGTCTCTGAATGGTTTAATAGCAACAATATTAAAACCTACGTTTATAACTCCGCCGCCACTAGCCGCAGTGAAGTCTGTGTCATCGTCAGTAGCGGAGTAGTATAGAAGAGAATCTTCTCCTGGTCCGCCCGATAGCCATAACCTATTTCTAAAGGCACTTGCGTGTGCTGGCTTTGCTGGGGCAGGGGATGTACTAATCTCTGCGTATGATGCACTACCTGAGCTATCGACGTGATACTTAAAGGCAAAGTCTTCGCCGTCACACCCTACAATCGTAGCGCCAGTCCAGTTGTACTTGGTAAACCTAATCTTTTTTACAGAACCAGAAACAGGTCGGGCTACTGTATTGATATTGGTCCACGCTGAGCCACTCCATAAGTATAGAAACTTACCTGCATCTGCAGCGCTGTAACCTACGTCAGATGAATCCAGCGGCTTTCTAGCACCAACAATACCTATTCCATTTAGTACTGCTAAACCAAGAACTGGTCCTTCGCCCGGTAGTGTTCCGTAGCTATTTACAAACCCGTTTATTCTCTGATAGCCACCTAACAGTGAAGGCTCGTAGTTAAGGAGCTGTGTAGCACTGCCCGGTGAATTTGTAGACTGCGCTAAGATATCTCTGTTAGTATCTAGCCCACCTCTGCAAGACACTTTGTATGTCTGTATTTGGTCTGCCATTATAGATTCACAGAGTAGCTAGTGTTTTTTGTAATGACTGTAGATGTAACTGCAGCAACTGGCTGCTGAAGAAGTCGGCGCATCATATCAATGCCATCTTCAAATTTCTTTTCATGCATAGCTGCAGACTGCTCATTAGAGCGAAAGCGCATCATGTGAACCATAGCACCTTCAACAATGATATGCTTAAACCTGTTTGGTATAGATGTTTCGTCAGTTGCGCTAACTAAGTCGTTAGGAAATGCCCAGTACTTAAACTCAACCGTGTATGCTTTATCGGGAGACGGGCTAATTCCAAATTTATTCTGTTGTGTTTTAAATGCATAAAGCGGTTCTGCATAATCAGACGCAGTACGTTGGTCGTCTGCTGATCTATGATATCTAAGATATGCGTCGTGCTCTAGTATTGCCATAGCTCCGCCAACAGTATTAAGACTAGAATTTGGCTGTTTATAGAAACTCTCCCAGTCAACAACTGAGAGATCGGAAGGGTATGCGTACTCTGTAGTACCTACCGTAAGCACTTGCTCATACACAGTAAGCGTAAAGGGCCACTGCTGAGCAGACTGAAGTATCAATCGGATAGCGGTATTTACTGCGTCTTTGGCTAAGCCTTGAATATTACGAGCTGTAGGAAAATCACTTACGTCTATCTCTACCTCGTTTATTCTACGAAGCACTTCATTTGACATGTCGATAAATGTAGCCATAATTCACCTATGAAAAAGAGGAAGCAGCCGTGAGCTGCTCCCCCAATTTGTTATTCGCCAATATTGTAGTTGGCTGTAACCAATGATTCCGGACGTAGAATCTTTGCTCCGTACATGTGTAAGCCACGAAGTACATCAGCAAATGAATCTGGGTCACGGTAAGTTTCGGTCTTGTTGATCTTCTGTGCAGTTGCAACAGCAGAATCATGACCAGCAACAACCACACCGAAGTTAGTCTCAGAGCCAGTTGCTAAAACTGTACCCGGTCCTGTACCAACAGTTGGTAGGTTATTGGAAACGTACACGCGGAATCCACGTAGCATGCCTGACATCTTTCCGTTACGGAGCATGTCACCAGCATCCTGTCCACCAGCAAAATCGTTATTGACTAGCTTAGATGAAGAGTACATCAGCTTCTCAATAAAGATTGGGTCAACACAAATCCAGCGTCCTTCAGCAGGAACATTAGCTGAATCAAGCATACGCTTCATCCGGTTAATTAGTTCCAAAGGATCTGTTTTACCAGAAGTGCCGCCACCAGTTACGAGCGGAATAGCTGTAACTTCACCAGCAACACCAAGATCTGAACCACCGAAGTCAGTGATGTCGAGCTGGTTAGCTGCAAGAAGTTCGTCATTGCCTGCGTTACTGTCGGCTTTTGTGCCTTTTACTGTTGTGTTGCGTGTGCCTACTGCAGAGTAACCAGACAAGTACTGAAGTACATCAGCATCATATGAGTCACGAATTTGGTAAGCAGCACGGTCTGTTGCTAGTTCCATGAAGTTTACATGGGTGATAGCATCTTCTAAATCATCAAGCTTGAACGAGAAGTAGTTCGCCATGTCGATAATCATTGTGAAGTCGGCATCTGTCAGCGCTTGCTGAGAAATGTCTGTGCCACGAGTGTATGCGCTAACAGTGATGTTCGGCTCTTTAATGATACGAACTGAATCACCTACGTTTGCAATTTCACCGAAGTAATCGTTATTAGTGATGTCTTCGACGACGGAGGTCTTGCGGAATGCGACTTGGGCTTTCTTGCTAAAGATAATTGGCGAGAAATTGCCGTTCGTAAACTGTCCACTAAGACCAGAGGTAGTACCTGAAAGCTTTGTTCCAGCAGCCATGATGGCCTCCTATGGTATTGGGGGTTTTACAAAGTAAAGCCTACGCAGGAATTGCGTTGACCTGGCAAGAATCCTTAAGCGCCCAGAGGTCTGTGTCTTGTTAGGTATCCTTTGGCCAAGGGGCTAACTGCACTGAGTATTCTGAATGATTTATGGTTTCTTTACGATTTTCATGAAAATGCGTAGCCACCGTTTAGGTGGGGGCAGCTAGGGTAATCACACCCCAGCTATATGCCTATAGTTATATACTATAGAGCAGTTTCTGTCAACAGTTATTTTATACTATTTACCAGAAATATCGTAGATGAATCTACCTTCTTGCATAGCAAGAGCGATAGCATCTGCATTCTTTTCGTATTCTACATCTGACATTTTAGATATATCAGACTCACGAACAGTACCTGTGTTTCCTTTAGGTACTTGTGTTTGTCCTCTAACAGAGACATCCATTGCTGCATCTTTGTTAGATGAAGTTCTTTTCTTCTTGGTCAACCCCATATCAGCTTTGTACAGGTCAATAGCTCTACCGGCTGACCTAGCATCTGCATCATTTTCATACAGTGCTTTTTGTACCCACTGAGGTTGCTCATCTGCCCAATCATGAAAAGAGTCATCATCACGAATGTCAGAGAAATCTGGGTGAAGTTTTAGAAGCTCTGCTTCTGCTCTTTCACGAGTGGCTGCGGACTGCAGGTCATCTATTTCTTTCATTCTATCTTCTAGATGCTTCTGTTGTTCTTTAGCCTTCTTAGAAGCAATAGTCTCTACGATTGCAGCTACATCAGGATACTCCGAAGCCCAAGCATTAATCTCTGCTTCGGTCTTTGGTAGTTCCATTGTATTCTTAGATGCAGCATTTAACTGCTTCTCTAAGGCATCTAAACGAGATTCATATTCTTCTTTTTGTTTTTGCGAGTGTCTACGCAAATCACCGTAACGCTTCTTAAAGGTTTTTTCTTCTCCTCCTAAGTTAGCGTCGTGTTCTGCAATAGCTTGCTCTGCCTGTTCGTGCTCTTCGTCAGCAGCCTGAGCAGCCTGAGTTTGCATTTCTTCCAGTTCAAGCTCTTCGTCCTCTATAGATTTATTATTCTTGTACATCATGGATGGACGTACTTTTACTTTTGGTTCTTGTTTAATAGCAATCTCTGCCATTTGTCTTACTCCGTATTGGGGCTACCGTAGCCTGTGCAGGGGGGTGGTTGCCAATAATAGGTTACTTACGTGACGCTAACCCTTTGCGCTTTTTCTTCTTCGTCTTTTTTCTTTTAGTTAACAGTCCACCTTTAGCGACCATAGCAGCGCCTGTGCCATCATCGTAGCTATTGCCACTGTCGTTACTAGGTTCGTCCTGACCGCCACCATCACCATCATCTCCGAAGAAAGGATCATTATTGAAGGTTTGGTTATTGTTGTTATTGTAGTCAATATAACCATCATCATACCCAGGAAGGTCGACCACAGGTGTAAAGCCATCGTCAGATGTGCCTGGGTCTACAGGAGTGGTTGTGAAGCCATCGTCAGACGAAGCATCATTTTGTTTAGAACCTGTGTATATAGCAAAATCATTTGTTTGAATTGGGGTACTAGTCGAAGTTACAGTAGATGATGACTTATCATTATCATCACCGATTTTACTGACAGACATAGAAAGAGATGTAGGTGTAGACGCAAAGTCGTCTGCAGGAAGTTTAGTAGAAGTAGGGTTAGACTGTGTAGTCTTTACATCAGTAAAGCCTGTGATGCTGCTGTCGTCTTGCGGGGGCTTACCCTCTAGTGCATCCATAAGACCTTTAGTAGATGCATACTGATCTGGTGTAATGCCTAAGTCAGCTGCAGTCTTACCAGAGGCAATGCCACCAACAATATCTATACCGCCGTCTGCGAAGTCCGTTTTACCGATAGCATCAGCAAGGGCTGTTTTGATATCAGTCTTCTGCCCAAACGAATTGGTTATGCCTGCTATAATCCCACCTGAAGCATTACTAGAGCCAGTCTCCGCTGCAGAGATAATATCTCTACCCTTCTTTTGAATATTAGCCCGTTCTACTAAGTCACGATGTATGGCATTGCCAGCGGCTGGATTACCTTTAACGCCACTAGAAAGATTTGTTTGTCTGTCTTTATACTTACCGTCTTTATCAAGCATTTGCCCAAACATGCCGGCAATATTCATAGGCATATTTAAGTCTTGAAAGCCGCCTTTTTTGCCACTGCCAACGCCTAAGGTTGCAGCTTCTTCTTTAGACAGGGAGACTTCACCAAAGGTTGAATTAGATAATGTTACTGATCCATCCCAGCTCTTGCTCATATTCCACTGAGTTCCCCCATGAACAAGCCCATCCTCAATATAACCACCCGTAGTAATAACTGCGGAGCTAGGTTCATCTTGATAGCCTTCTCCATCATCTACATTGAACTGAGGTTGTCTAGGTCTGTACTGCTGCTGCTGCTGAGAGGTGGAGCTGTCTTTATCTGTGTCTTCTCCTACACCCGGCGTTTCTTCTGTTCTGAAGTAACCTTCTGGTACAGGGTTAGTTGGCTCTCCGTTTACCTCAACAACAAAAATCTTTTTGCCATTACCATTTATATAAGTAACTAACTCATAGCCTTGGTCCTCGATGTCGGGGTCACCGCCACCTAATCCTGTAAGCTCTTTAAATGTTTTGTAACGCCTATTTACGTTTCCGCCTTCTGCCATCTCTAGCTGAACAACAGTAGCTTCTGGCAGATCCATATCATCTGGAATATCATAGTAAGTAGCAGAAGGTTCAGGTTGTGTGGGTACTTCGGTTGCGTTACCCATCTGACCCATGTCTTCCATCTTACCAAGACCAGACTTAGCTGCTTGCCTCATCATCATAAGTTTTTCTAAACCTATGTAGCGAACAACGTCAGCAGGAAAAACAAACTCACCCTCACTTAGTCTAGCGTCTATATCATCTCTGACTTCTTCTTGAAGTGCTCCTGGCGGTACGTCGTTTCCAGAAACAGGGTCGATACTTCCACCCTCTTGATTAAGTCCACCTTGTTCATATTCCATCATCTACGTTAACCTCTTCTCGTAGCATTTTAAGACGCTTAAGCGCTAGTATCGAACCTTGGGTACGATATATAAGGGTAGTGTTTTCTTGTTGTTCCATAGAACGATGATGCTGTTCTATCATCGCATCTATGTAATTACTGAATGACGCCCATTGGCGGTTGTTGTTGACCAGCGGCTTGAGGCTGTTGAGTATTATCTTGTCCATTAGCTGAAAATCCTGGCTCTCCTGGAGCAGGTGCAACGCCAGTACCTATGTTACCGCCGCCAGCTCCTGTTGGGTCTAATGCGTCTACACCTGCTGGTGCTCCGCCTTGTTGTTGACCTACTGCTTCTGCTTGAGCCTGCATACCGCCTGCCTGAGCAATCAGTGCTGCCTGCCTTTGTGCCTCTTCCATATTGTTAGTAACCTTCTCAGGGTCTAACTCTAGGGATTTGGCAATCTCCCGAATGATGTATGATGTCTTAGAGAAGGGGGCTAACATAGGGTTACTAGTAATCTGAAGGAACTGCATGAGACGCTGACTGCGAACCTCGTTAGCCATCAGGCTTTCTGTACCCCGTGCTTTTACCTCTAGGTCGCCCTTAATTGCTGGATCAAAATCAAACTGCATGTTGAACTGAAACAGGCCTTCGCCCAGAGGACGTAGAAGGAAGTCATCTATGTTCTTAATAACAGTCTTAATGCCGCCACTAGCAGCGTTCATTAGCATGCTAATACCAGAGGCAGTTCTACCTACTCCAGATACACCTGTCTGACCATGAGCAAAGCTAGGTAAGCCTGTAGATTCGTCAGCAAGCTGTCTCGCTTTATCAAACAACTGTAGGTTTTCACCAGCAACATTAGGAAACTTAGTCCCAAAGATTGCCTGTCCTGGTGCTCCAGACTGCCGTCTAAACACCTTACCCGGATATATAGACATATCCTGACCAGGAACTAGGTTTGTCTCATCAATCTCAATAAGTAGATTGCCAGACAGAACAGCGTTATCTACAGCCATTCTCATGAAACCATTCATTAATGTCTGCGTATCTTCCATGTTCTCAGCTAAACCGATGCCAAAGAAGCTATATGGATTGAGTTCGTAAGGAACTGCCATGTAAGGAATACGCATGGGTTTAAAGGGATTTAGAACAAGACGTATTAATTTATTGTTACAAATCCATGCATTTGCATGTACTTCATCCATAGACTGAAATTCGTCTGGGATATCCATTCCACTTTCTTCTAGGGCAGCAACATCAATAACGCCCCAGTATTCTAAGACTTCAAAGCGATTAATGTCTGTGTATTGCTGATAGTCTTTAAGGGTATCTTCCCAGTATTCTCTGGTAAAGTTCTCACCCATATCAATGCACTCTTCTATTGCATCAGCACGGAAGAAGGGTCTGCGTTTCAATGCGCGTAGTTGTGTCCTATTTAAACGATGCCTTTCGAAGACGAACTGAGCATCATCTATTATAGTTGCGTCTGGGTCTGGGTAGAAATCCCATATAGATACATGACTTACCTGAGGAACAAGCTTAATGCTTGGGTCATACTCACCTTCATCTGTCCAGTTTGGGTATTCTTTATCAACCGCAAATGGACCTTTCATTATGCCAGTGCCAAAGAGAGACATCTCAAATGCTGCGCTACGTAAGTGCTTGCTAGCATTAGACTCGTCTAGTTGGTCTTTAACCTTCTTCTCCATCTTCTTAGCAGCAACCATTGCTGGATAGAACGTAGCAGACGAAGGAGTTGCCCCTGAGCCTTCTTCCAATCCCTCAATGTCCTGCAAGTCCTGTGAGAACGGGCCAAGCCTATCTACGATAGAAGACAGTGTGTCACCTGGTTGTAGCTCATTACCGTCCCCCGGATAGCCGTAAGGTGAGGTAGGTGCTTGCGGTTCTTTCTTTGCGCTCTGGTCGAAGTGAACAGCCTCTAGAACTTTTTCTGGCAGCTCTGTGGGGTCAACACTAATAGGAAAAGAGTTGTTAGCAAACAAAACGTCCGTAATCTGCCCATAGGCAGCTAGTACCTTTGTCTTTGTAACCTTAACAAATACACGAGACTTTTCTGACTCTGTAAATTGCATGTCTTCAGAGTATATACCTCTGTAGTTCTGATAAGCGCTAAGCCATCGTTTTTCATCGTATATCCTAGCGTCGGATGCTTTAGTCCATTTAGATGTAATCATATCTAAAATAGCGCGAACAGTAGTATCACCTTCGTCTTCAGCTACGTCCGTATCTAAGACTAATACTTCATCTGTTTCTGGAATAAGCTCTTCGTTATCTGCCATTTATTTATCCTTAATAGCCGAACACGCGGTCTACGGGTGCATAAGTCTGTGGGGTGGTATTAAAATCGAAGACTCCAAAACGCGGTCTACTCATTATTCCGTAACGCAACGCGTCGTAAATATGGTCTTCAGCTTTTGTATCGACATCCTCTGGATTCTTTTTGTCGATAGGTAAGATAGGTAGCTGAGATATTAAGTTTGTCAGATTAGAGAAAAATATAATCTGTGCTTCAAACGTATCTTCATCTACCTTCAACCGTCTGTGTACTTCATTCTTTCCAGCAACCCTACTGCCTGCGCTTCTATCTGAAGGTCGCCATCTGCAGCCCCTAGATATCATTTGCTCAGCTAGGGAAGGGCCAGTGTCGCCTCGTTTATGCCAACAGCTACTATCGAGTACACCGTACTTTACATTCCCGTCATCTTGCTCAAGGTCAATGACCATGTCTGCAAGGTCGGCTGCAAGTACCTTTGATACATACAGCTCCCTATAAACAACCAGTTGCTCGTCAGGAGTAACTGCAAACCAAAGTACAGCAGAATAACTTCCATAGCCGTAATCACATGCCCTAAATTTAGTCCACGTCTTAGGTATTTCGTATGGCTCGACTACGTGGACGTTTCTGTCGAACTCAGTAAAGGCAGCGCCCTCTGATATATCCCAGCTACCTTCTAGTAACTGTCTTCTCTGGTGCTCTGGCAGAGATAGAAGGTTTGCTTCATAGTCGCCTTGCTCAGATAGATATGGGTTGTCTGCTAATCTTGCTGGTATGAACCTACGCTGAAACAGTGCTTGACCTTCTTTAGCGTGACCTGTGGGATAGCGTAAGGGTTCTCCCTTTTCTATATCGGTCGCATCAAACGCTTCGCCAAATCTAGCCGGGTCAATGAACATCTTCTTTACCCAAGCATGGCCTACGCCGCCTGGGTTAGTAGTTGCCCTCATAAAGATAGGCAAATCAGGAGCAGTGGAACGTAGACGAGAGCGGAGATAATTCCATGCAAAAGGCGTTTGCCATTGCGTCAACTCATCCATGCCTATCCAGCTAAAGCTAAGACCCTGGTAGCGAAGCACGTCTTCATCTCTATCGAGATACGACAGCCACAATCTCGCCCCAGATGGCGCGGTCCACTGCATCTTTCTTTCTGACCATTTAATGCCCGGATATACCTTTGGGTACAGCTCCTGGCTTTTCCAGATTAGCTCGCGAAGCTCCTCTGTGGTCTTACGAAGTAGTAACCCGCTAAACTGCGGATGTGTCATATACCTAAGCGGGTCAACCAACATCGCATAACTTTTGCCGCCGCCAGCAGCTCCGCCATATAAGCATTCTCTTTCAGCTGCGGCTAAGAAGGATGTCTGTGGTCCTTCATTGGGCTTGAAGATAACATTTAGTTCTTCTTCAGGTACGGCTTCTTCAGATATATCTATCTGTACCTCAGGCAGTACTGTCTTTACTTTTTGCGCCGAGCCTTTCGGTTTCGATGGCTTCCGCTTTTTCGATTGCTGTTTTGGCGTATTCGGCCCACTTGCGGAGAGTTGCCGCTTTGTTTTTTCTAGATCGCTCATGTAAAAGCCGCTTACGTAATCCTGTGTGAGAAATGGTTCGACCTGTTTTTGTAGCCAACCAGTCTGCTACTTGTCGGTATGAGTACTGCTTGATGTAGTCTCTAGCTAATTCAAGTGCGGCTAGTTCTAAGATTACAGGTTCAAGAATGTCAGGGTCGTCTTCGCTCTTTTTGTATCCGTAAGGAATTGTTCTAGCTATTCTAGGAACGGGCATGTATTCGCCATCGTCATCTTTTACGTCAGTAGGCTGGGGTAACTTAAAATACCCGAAGCTATTACTCCGCATTTTGTTTTGGCGGCAGAAGGATAATCCCACCGCTTGCCTCTACAGAAACCTTCTCTGTTTTTACTAGGCCTGTGCGGTCCAGTATCTGATTAGCCGCTGCCAACCTATCCCTATTACCTAAGGCAGTAGGGTCACTAATTACACCAACCATTGCCAAAGCAGCCTTAGGTGCATTGCGTGATAAGAAGTTCTGTGTGTGCTCTACAATCTCATCTTTAAGAGAGTTAGTAACTTCAGATATCTTTGTGCTGTCTGAGTAACCCGCTAGACGCATAGCACTACGCATATCTCCTGCGCCTTCTTCAAAAAGAACATTGAGGAAGGTCTGCTGTCTTTCTGTAAGTGTTCTAGCCATTAAATACCGTCTCTCATTTTTGCAGATAAAATTACACTGCGTCTCCCTACCTGCTTACTCCACCGTGAATCTAACATCTCTTTTGATGCAGTCTCAAAGTCCTGTTCGTGGATAGCAGCCCACATGTTTTTAAAATTCTTTAAACGAGGAACGCCCATGTTAAAGGCCATGTCCATGAGAACTAGTTGTCTCTCTGCGTCTAGCTCTAGTACACAAGGATGTGCAGCAGCTAGTTCCTCTTCCACAATGACAATGTCATTACAGGCCAAGTAGATAGCATTATCATCAGTAATTCCCCGTTCATACACAGCCTCTATATTAGGAAGGCCTATCTCTGCCAGTTCTTCATCAGAGATTCCACGGTCTTGAAGATTTCTGCCAATACCAATGGTGTCAATGCCCAGCGTATCCTGATAAACATTCAGCACTAGACCTTCATGGTGGACCAAATTTTCTACAAAATTTGCACGGTCGTATTTAATCATTGTTTATTTTCCAATGTAGCAAGTCTTAGCTTAAGTTCTGCTAGCGTTACTCTTATTTGCTGCACTTCTACTATTGTGTCCTGCACATTTTTTGGTGGTTTGAATTCGTCTATCCAGTTATCGTTTTCTTCGACTTCCTGCATAGCTAGTTCTAGATTGTGCTCTAAAAAACTGATGCGTTCTGTAAGCCCGAAGTAAACCCATACAGACACAGC